ATGGGTGTAAAGCAATTGGATAGTGATAATCATGTGTATGCTGTGCATCCGCGGCTTATTGTGGAGTTTAATCATGAAAAAGTTTTCTACTGATGGCAAATGAAAATGTAATTTTTAGTGCTGACGGGAGTGTGGTTTTTTTACCGGAGCTCAATGCTGTGGCGTATATGAATGACAACAAAGGCAAGCCACAAAAGCCTACAAAAACGGTGAAAGAAAAACGCACCGGCAGCCAGGTGATTGAGTATTGGGGTAGTAATAATTTATATCCCCAGGAGGTGGTAGAAGATTATGCAAAAGACGATCAAATTCCAGCGCTGATTGCTTGGAAGATTAAGACTTTGATTAGTGGTGGGATTATTTATGGTAATCTGGAATTTGACAAAGATGGAAGTGAAAAACTTATTCCTTTTTATGATGCTGAAATTGAAGATTTTGCCATTAAATCGGCATTGGGAAGGTTTTCGAGAGAAGCTGCCAGCGATTTTTACTGGTTTGAAAATGTTTTTACGGAGCTAATTCTTTCGGGCGATAAGTCGAAAATTGCTACAATTACCGTTCAGGAAGCTTCTTTTTGCCGTTTGGCTAAACAAAGGGAAGATGGCAGTATTCCGTATGTCTATATCAGCGCAAATTGGGAGAAAAGGCCGCCATTGGCTAATGTGCCTAAGGTAAACTTGCTTGACCCATATTATGATCCCGCTGGAACTCTACAGAAATCGGAGTGGCAAAAGGCTATTTATCACAGCAGTTTCCCTTCGCCTGATTCGGTGTATTATCAAACACCAACACACAATGGATTGCGTGTGAGCGGTTGGCTGGATATTGCCCGGGCAATTCCTGAGTTTAAAAAATCGCTGATGAAAAATCAGATGACAATCAAGTATCACATCAAGATACCTGATAGCTACTGGCCATCGCTGTATAAAGATTGGCTATCTTTAACACCGGAACAGAAGCTTGAGAAGAAGAAAGAAAAGTTGACACAATTTGTCAATTTTATGAAAGGTGAAAAAAATTCGGGGAATGCTTTCATGAGTGATTACACTTATGATCCCATTAATCAGAAACCTGTTTTCGGTTGGATTATTGAACCCATCGATGATAAGATTAAAGACGGGCTTTATATTGAAGATAGCCAAGAGGCTTCGGCCCACATTTTAAGGGCTTTTGGGCTTGACCCTACATTGGTGGGACAAGGCCCGGGAAGAAATTCTCAATCGGCTGGAAGTGGTAGTGATAAACGTGTGGCTCGCGAAATTTATTTATTAAATGCCAAAGTTGACCAGGATATCATTCTGGAACCATTGAATGCTGTGGTTAATCCTTTTAATGGTTGGAAAAAGCGCTATCCGAGAATGACCTGGTGGTTCAGAAACTATTTCTTGGCTACTCAAAATCAAGTTTCACCCGATAATCGTATTTGATATGCTTTTAAATACAGTAGAAGAGATAAAAAAGTTTAAGCCCATCATGAGCTCTTTCAGCTATGGTGATTTGAAGCCAACACTGAAACAAGTGGAGGTGAACATGATCATGAAGCTTGTGGGCCAGGATCAGTATAATGATATTGATGTGGCATGGCAAACGCCCAACTCAGCAACACCTGAACAAAAGAATTTAAGGGAATTGATGTGTGAAGCCATCGTTCCTTTAAGCTTTTTGCGCTGGATTCCATGGGGAAACGTGAAGATTTCCAGTGCCGGGATTCAAATTGCTACAACAGAGACTATGAAAGCGGCCTTTCAGTGGCAAGTGGACGAAATTCGTACTGCTTGCCTACATGAAGGGCTTTCGGCACTTAATAACATGTTGGATTTTTTGGAAAAGAATATTGCCGACTATCCGCTATATTCTGCATCGCCCGAGCGAACAAGCAATTTGAAAAAAACAATTGCAAATGGCAATCAGCTTGAAAAGTATGTGAAAGTTGCTTATCCTCATTATGTATATAGCATGATTACACATTTGATAGAACGTGTGGAACGTACTTTTTTGCTTGCAATTTTGGGCGCCCCGCAATGGGAGCAAATTCAGAATGAATTGGCAAGCGGTGTTATCAACAGCGAAGTGAATAATTTGTTGGTGATGATACGTCCTGCGGTGGCCAATATGGCTATGAGCATGGCTGCCAATGAGCTTTCTTTTTTTATTAACCAGGATGGCGTGGTGAGTATCAGCGGAGAGAACACGCAAACCACCAAAGCTACCAGGCCTGCTGAAGATAACCGGATTTCGTCATATATCCTTCAATGCAGAAGTCATGCAAATGCTGATTTTGCGGAGCTTAAAAAATATTTACACCAAAACATTTCCTTGTACCCATTATATGCCAACAGCCCGAGTTATGTTGCCAATTTCAATACAAGTTTAAATTCACCTAATTCCGGTTTTTATGCTGCACTTACGTAAAATATTTAATCCCAACCTTGAAAACTTGATGAATACACTAATTCCTTTTGCTGTAGCTTTTTTTATGCCCACTGCTAAATGGCTTGTCCTGGTGGGTTTTTTTGTTGCATCTGACTTTGTTACAGGCGTTTTTGCATCTATCAAAAGAGGCGAAATGTTTACTTCTAATAAAGCTTTTCGAAGTATCCCAAAATTTATTGTGTATGGAATTTGTGTGCTGATTGCGCGGTTTATGGAAGTATATTTTATTTCGGATTTTCCGGCAGTGAAGTTCATTTCGGCATTTATTGCTTACATCGAGCTTAAATCCATCAACGAAAATATTGAAAGCATTACCGGCCATTCTATTTTCAGCGAATTTATAAAACTCATCAATCCAAAGAGAAAATGACAAACAAGGAATTAGAAAGCCTGGTGGCAAAAATTCGAGAAGAATTAAAGGGCGATGGCATTGTGAATGTGTCGTTCACAATTGAACGGCCACGTAAAGGTAGAGTGGTTTGGAAGGTGCAAGGATTTATAAAAAAAGAACTTGATGATCAGAATTGAAATATCGAATTTAAACGGTGCGATAATTCGCTATGCTCAGCTTCCTGTGCGGTGGGATCAGTTCAGCCGCAAACAGGCAAAGCTCGCATGGAAACAAATTACCGGCAGCGTGCCGGAAGAGCTTGCTCTTGCCAGATTACTAAATGCATTCCTTGACTTGCCTATGAAACTCATCAATCAAATTGGCTTCGATGATTTGTATTATTTGCGTGAACTTATTGGTGATATTTTCAATAAAGTTCAGCATCAAAAATCCTTTATGCCGATTTTGTGGCTTGGACCATTGCCGCTGATTGGACCCGGTAAGCTCTTGAAAAATTTTAGTGCCGGACGTTTCACAGATGCTATCACTTTGCTTGGTATTCACCAGAAGAATGAATCAAACCAAATAGCATTGAATCAATTAATGGCTTGCTTGTATATATGGCCATGGCAGCGCCACAATAGCAACAAAATACCCCTTCGATCATGGAAATTCAGGCTACTGCCTTACCGAGTTAAACAACGTGCAATTTTAAATTTCATCGGCTTGAGTGAATATTTGCACGTTGTTTATCCCACTATTGGCCAATCGGATGGAAATTCCGATTCGGCTTCCTGGAATAGTATTCTGGTGAAGTTGCCGGGCGATGCATTTGGCACGATTCCAAAGCGCACCCATGTGCCCTTGCATGATATGATGATTTATTTGGAAGAGCAAGCCAAAGAGGCGAAACGCATTAAAAAGAGTTTGAAAAATGGCCATCGTAACTAATTTCACACACAGTGCTTATGTGCACTATTTTGAACAAATTGCAATGGAGCACGTGGATATTGCCCACAGCTCGACGGAAAAGCATTTTTCTCGCCTGAACATTAATGAAATGATACAGGCACTGAACACCGATATCAATTATCCATGTTTGCTGCTCGAAAGCCTGGAAGGAGGATTGGAAGCGGTTAGCGATGATCAAATCAATGATGTGAAAACATGTGGTTTTATGGTGGTGGATTTGGCTGATTTGGGTGATTACGCTGACCAGGATGAGGTGTTGGATAAAATGTTTGTGCTGGCAATGGAAATTGTTTCTCGCATGCGCGATGACCGCAAAATGCACAGCTGGCTAAGAAGATTAAACCTCGATAGGGTGAAATATTTCAAGGTGGGACCACTCTTTGACCGTGCATTTGGCTATCTGGTAGAGTTTGAAATTAAAACACAAATTAACCTTACTTATAATCCTGCAAAATGGCAATTATTATCGTCAAGCAACCCACACGCCTAAGTTTCAGCGAAGAACCCATTATTATAGAAGCAGAAACGGACAAGTATCTCATAGATACCGGCAGCCCCTATAATTTCACGATTCAAATCAATGATACCACTGCAATAGAGGGCGATATACTTCTTATTGAGAATAGTTCTTTGCACAGTAGTTGTGTTTTTTACTTTACCACGATGTCGCTTATTGATATTGCAAGTGAAGATGACGGCAATAAGTTGCCGGTGTATGCATCATCAGGCGCTGCGAGCATTACTGAATGGAGAAACGTAATCTTATCATTGCTCAAACAGAATTATATTCTTGATAAATATTACCACATCAGCGCTGTCGGGAGCAATCAAATATATTTTGTAGCAAAAACCAAATCTACACTATATAATCCGGCAACTCCCAATTCCTGTACAAACGCAGGTATTGTATTTACTGCGATAAATGATGCTGTTGACCCTCAGTATTTCGATAAATACCACATGGTTTTGGATGTGTATGTGAAAGAGTTTGGCGCGACTGAATTTACAAGAATAGGTACAATTCCTCTTGTGCCTGATTCAAACTCCCGATGCAAATTTTACATTCAGGATATCATTCATGGTTTTCAACGTATTGACAATGCGCCCTTCTCTACTTCATTATTTTTTGTTTGCCAATCCATAAACCTGGAATATTATTTTGCATTGTCGGAAATAAGACAGGTTGCTTATGTTTCCAATACTTCTTACGAAATTTTCTACACAAATGCCAAAAAGAGCAATTTAGATGTGTTGAAGTGCCTGAAAGGAGGCCGCAGGCGCAATCATTATCTCATTCAAACGGATGTAACCACAATATTCATTAACAACATTCATTGGCTCACAACCACCAATGAAGATAAGGTGTATGTAACCAGACAAGCTCAATGTAAGCAATGGTTATATTTTATAGCCCATAATATGGGTGATGCTCCAAAAGCAAAGGTGGAAATGTTCTTTTCTAACGCCAGCTCAGTTGTACTTGATTTGTGTACTATTGCCTATACTGATTTTGATACCATTCGAATTCGCACAGATGCTTTTCACCCCACAATTGCCAATTATCTTACTGCGAATCCGGGTTATATATTCACCCATTATGATGTGTGGATAGAAAATGAAGGTGGCCAACTGATCAAGAAAAAAATCAGATATCAACTGGAAGAACCCTATTTTAACGAGAAGTGCTTTTATTTTGAAGCCTCAATGGGCGGGTTTAAAACGATTCGTTGCCGTGGTAAACAAGAATACGGAATAGAAGTGCAATCCGAACTTCTTGAGATTTTCACGGATTTGAGTATATTCAGTCGCTTTGAAGCCAATACAGTTCAGAATCAAACGGAATATATCGATGTATTTCAATCTTTTACCGGATTTTATCGGAAAGAAGAATTGAAAAATCTTGTGATTGATTTTTTGATTTCGGAAGTGGTTTACACGTTTGATTTTAACAATGAAGAAATTGAGCGCGTAAACATCCTGCCGGAGTCTTTTTCGCTCATTCGAACCGATGATTATCTATATGGAGTTCTATTCAACTGGAGATATAGCGACAGGCAAATTAACCATTCAAATTTCATCAGATAATGTTTTCAATTATAGTCAACGATGAAGAATTGGTATTAGCTCCTAACTCGGAATTTACATGGGAGTTTTTCAACGCCATGTTTTCAGAAGAAGTGAATCTGGGAGGTTATTCCTTACCTGTTACGGCCTTAGTAGGTGCCGGAAATAATGATAAAATTCTAAGCTTCGGCTACCGATGGAACATTCGTGAGAATGTGAAAGAATGGCCATGCCAATATAATTATAATGGGCGCCCGATACGCTCGGGCATTCTTCATCTTCTGGAATTTACCGAAAAGGAATATATGCTCAGCATCAGTTTCAGCTCTTTGCCGGGAAATTTCAAAAACAAAAAGCTTACCGAATTTCTATATGACGATGATATTGAATTCAAAACACTCGATGATTTGTTGGATTACGTGCGAAGTACGGTGACGCAAAGCTATCCTGATGTAATTTTGAATTTTCCGGAGTATGTAAATCAGGATTTTTATGGAGAGCTGAACAGCCCCGGTAGCGATAATCCCGATTTCAGAGGTTTTGTGAATTTTTGGGATACGATCAATGAAACCATCTATTTCAATACCATCAAAGAAGACCCGGAGCGAGATAATGAATTCAACATCGTGCCCTGGCTATTTGCGAATTATGTACTTAAGCAGATATTCAAAGAAGTAGGATGGGTTGCCACCGGCACATATTTCCAACATGAAGACCTCCAAAAGTTGATGCTGTATAATTCTTATGCCCTTGACAGAAAAGAGGCGCAATATACAGTGAATGCAGGGCAAGCTGATGATACAGAACAATGGGATGGTGCCTGGGGTTTTGCCGATTTTATTCGACTGTACTTCCCAAATGAAACGGATGATCCGTTTGAAGATTCGGACAACTTATGGGATGCGCCCAATAGTAGATTTACCGTGCCACCACCGCCACCCGGCAGCACCGACCCCGGATATTTTGACTTTTATTTCGAAGGATCTATGTTTTTTTCGCCCACATATGATACATCCATAGAACTTTATCCTTCATTGCAATTTTACCTCAAATGCAATTTGGGTATATTTCCTTTGATGCTGGTGAATGGAACTTCGGGCGGAGTTTTGGATTTCGCAAGCTTTTATATGGATGCATCGTGGATAGGTGAGCAAGTGGAAATATATGTGCAGCCTGTAGGACTCGATCCTACATATTCATATTGGAGCCGATGGACCAGCCATAAAGTGAAAATTACAGCCGCAAGCATCAGCAACCTGAACAGATATGCGAAAAAAATTCATCTGGCAAATCATGTGCCCGATATCACAGTTTCGGAGTTTTTATTGGGATTAAAAGAATGCTTTAACCTCACGTTTGAAGCCAACAACGAAACAAAAGAGTTTCATATCAACTTGCCGCAAAAGACGCTTGAAACCAATGAAGAAATTCCACATCACAAAATCATTCAGCAATACCTTGGCCGAAATAATGGGAAAGTGCAATATGTGTTTAATTGGGATTTCAAAAATGACCAATTGGCAAATGACAAATTCAAATATCCACCTTTAGAGCCTCAATATCAAGCTGATGGTTTTGAAGATATTCCATTTAATTTAAAAGTGGGTGAATATGTATTTGTGTGGTGTGAAAATAAGTGGAGGACAACGCTAATTAGCCCCACAAACACAAATTACAAGGATGTTTACAGCGATAATTTCTTACCCTACATTGCAGGAGAAGGTGAAGAAAAAGCAATCACCCCACGTTGCGCCCCTATGCTTATGTATGTGCGATGGGATGGCGCTACATGGAGATTGGTTCCAACAATCAAGCACAAGGGCAATTCTCCTGCCTTTAATAATGGAATTGACAATGAAACACCTTACAGAATATGTTTCTGGCATGGAAAACAATTGGGCTCCATCGGAAAGCCGGGCTTTGAATTTGAATACCCATTAGCCTCGTCGTTTAATTTTAATTATTTTGGAAACCAAATAAGCAACCTTTCATTGCGGTGGGATGACAGAAGATTTGGGTTGTATACAGCCTTTTACAGAGATTTTATCGCCCAAATTCAGGAAAATCAAGAAATTGAATTCACGATAATGCTCAAGGCGGCTGATATTGTGAATTTCACACCACACAAAACTGTAACCATTGCTGGCACAAAATTTATAATAAAGAAAGTGAGCATTATTAACAGCTCTCGAATGGAAGGCTTGGCAAAATTTACCGTTGTTAAATTAATGATATGAGCAGCGGAGGAATCAATCAAGAAATAAACAAAAGGAACTTCATTCATGATGAACTGGAATGGTGGAGTAACTATGTGACAGATGCCGTTATCAAAGAGCTGCTTCGGAGAAAAATAGGGATTACGCGAGAATTGCAAAGCTCTATACATGCCAGGGCAAGACAAGAGATTGCAGAATTAGGATTCCTCACTTACGGAAGATATGTGGATATGGGTGCAGGTCGCGGATACCGAAAAGGAGTGGAAAGCATCAAAAAAAACAGAGAGTTGCTCACTGCCGGAAGAATATCAAAAAGAAAACCTAAAAAATTCTACAGTAAAGTATCATACGGAACATTAGGAAGACTCTACCAACGACTGGTGAGCAATTACCAGGACACCATTATATATGGACTTAAAGAAACTATAAAAACACAATTATGAGCGTAAGAACCGATGAAGTACAATTGAGGGTTACAATCGTAAGCGACAAGGCGAAACGCGAGCTTTCGATTTTAGACCAGGAAGCCTATCAGTTGCGTGAGCAGATGAAAGGCCTGCGCAAAAACACCAATGAATATGTGGCTGCCTCGGCCAAATTAAAAGAAGTGGAAAACAAGATGGCGGCCTTGCGGAAGCAAGCCGGGTTAAATGCGCTTACCTTGAAACAACTGAATCAAGAAGCAAGCAGATTGCGGCTCATGCGCGATCATATAACACCCGGAACGGCAGCATTCAGAGAAAACGAACAACAATTGCAAGCTGTTCAGCGGCGAATTCTTGCTGTAAGAAGCGGGATGGGACCATTTGCCGCAGCATGGAAACAAGTGAGTATCGAGGCTAAAGGCGCGCTTGCAGTGATGTCGGCAGCAGCATTGTATACTAATCTGAAAAATTTAGTAACCGGCACAATAGAACTGGATGAAGCGCTGGTTGATGTGCGTAAGGTGACGGGATTAGCCGGTGAAGAATTGCAAAAATTAAACACTGAGCTTGGCAAAATTGACACCCAAACGGCCAAAAGCGATTTGCTTGAATTAGCATACGAAGCCGGAAAGCTTGGCAATAACAGTGTGGAAGATGTATTGGCTTTTGTAAGAGCAGCTGACCAGATAAAAGTTGCATTAGGCAAAGACTTGGGCGAAGGTGCTACCCGAGAAATAGGCAAATTGGTGAGCATCTTTAAATTAAAAGAAGAGTTTGGGCTTGAAAAAGGCATGCTTAAAATCGGCTCAGCCATTAATGAAGTGGGGATGGCTTCTACAGCATCAGAAGGCTATTTGGTGGAGTTTGCAAAAAGAATGAGTGGCGTGGTGGGCGTAGCGAAGATTTCAGCCCCTGAAATAATGGGATTAGCCGGAACATTGGACAGCCTAGGCCAAACTGCTGAGGTATCAAGTACAGCACTTAGCAAACTCCTTACAAAAATGGGTGGAAAAATGGAAGTGTTTGCCAAGATGGCTAAGATGTCTTTAGGTGATTTTCGGGCATTAATGAATGAGTCCGGTTTATCGGCTCTATTGAAGGTGATTGAAGAAATGGGAAAATCATCGGGAGGACTTGAAGACTTGGCAGCGCAATTGGGTGATATTGGACTTGATGGCGGCCGTGTGGTTGGCGTATTGGGCACCTTGAGCAAGAATATGGACGAAGTGAAAAGGCAAACTCAACTTGCTAATAAAGCATTTCAAGAAGGAACAAGCATTACGAACGAATTTGCACTCAAAAATGAGAGCATGGGCGCAAAGGTTAAGAAAGCATGGAAAGAGGTTTTGAAAGCAATTTACACGCCAAAAATGAAAGAGGCCGTCAATTCTTTGATTGATGGATTTGTAAACCTGGTTAATTACTTAAAAAACAATTTCGGCACCATTAAAACCGTTGCTAAACTTGTGGGCTTAATGGTAACAGCATGGGCAGCCTACAGAGTTATTGCATTGGCAGCCTTAATACCCGCAAGGCTCAAAACGATAGCTTTGAATCTTCAAACGGCTGCATTGCTCCGTGCGCAACAAGCTGAAGCCGCATTTATTGTAATGACAGCGCGCAGCACAACGGCAACACACATGTTTAATGCTGCAATGAAAGCAACGCCATGGGGTTTAGTGCTTACAATGATAACAACAGCAGTTGCAGCTTTTGCAATGTTTAGAAAAGAGCAGCAAGAAAACTCAAAAAGGCTTTCTATTCATAAAGAAATTCAAGACAAATACAACCAATCATTAAATGAAGAAGTTGCAAGAATGAATCTTTTATTTGAATCATTGCGCAAAACTAATCCCGGAAGCAAAGAGCGCAGCGAATTAATACGAAAAATCAATGAGAATTATGGAACACATTTGAAAAACATTTCCGATGAAGTTGCTTTCAATAAGCAGCTTGTTGAAAGCTATGAAAATTTAGTAAACTTAAAGATGCGTGAAGCAGCATTAAATGCCCAAAATGATATTGTTACGAAGCATATGGAGCGAATCATCGGATATAAAAAATTATTGATATCTCTTGAAGAAAACTTAAAAAATGCAGAAGTAGAACGAATAACAGCCACATCAACAGGTTACATGGGAAATTCCCCTGAAGAAGCTAAAGCGAATCAATTGAAAGCAAGGATTAGCGGTATTAAAGCTGCCATAGAAGAAGAGCAGAATTTAATACGGGAAATTTATGATCAAACAAATAAAGTTGTAGCTGATTTAAAAATTGAAGATAATATCAAACCCTATGAAGGTGGCGGAGACGAAACAAAGAAAAAAGCAAAAATAGCGGAATTGGTCAACTATCAAGCTTCTGAATATGAACGCTTAGCAGCAGAATTGAAAAAGATTCGGCAAAGTATGTTCAATGATTTGCTCAGCGATAATGATAAAGAGCTTATTGCCGCAGCGGAAAAATACAAAGCCTTGCTTGATGCGAACGAAGAAAGCATTTGGAAACTTCGCCAACTTGAATCGCAAGGCAACCAGGAAGCAATTCGCCAAATTAAAATTCACGAGGATCAGCGAATTGAAATTTATAAGCTAAGAGACAAAGAACTCGAAGAAATTACTCGCCGCCAAGAACAGCAGCGCGAAAAAGAAATTGCAGATGCAGAAGAAAAAATCCGCGAAGGATTAATGACAGAACTTGAGCGCAAAGTGAATGCCGTTGCTAAACATTATGATGAACTCATTGAGCTTGCAAAAAAATACGGACTCGATATCACCCAGCTTGAACAAGCGAAGGAAGATGCAATCGCAAAAATCAATAAAGATGCAAAAGAGGCGATTGAGAAAGAACATAAGGAATCACTGATGAAAACCGTGCAGAAATATGTCAGTGCGATACAAACTTTGGGCTCTGGCATAGAAAGTGCATTGAACAGCTTCAGCAGATTGGCGATGGAACGAAGCAACAAAGAATTAGAATTGTTCAAAGCCAACTATGATGCACGAATGACAAAGCTTGAAGAATATCATCAAGCCGGGCTTATTAATGAAGAAACATATGCAAAGCAAAAAGAGAAGCTTCAAAAAGAAATGATGGAAAAGGAAAGGGCAATCAAAAAGGCTGCCTGGGAAAAGCAACGTGAAGCCGATTTGATTACAGCTGCCATCCGCATGTCCTTAGCAATTTTGGGAGGACTCATGACACAACCATTCTGGCCTAATGGTGTGGCTGCCGGTGCAGCAGCAGCCATAGCAGGTGGTGCTGAACTTGCATTCATAGCGGGACAACCAACACCTACTTTTGGTGGTGGTGGTTTCCTTGGTGATGGACCAAGCCATGATTCTTATTATGGAGGAATGCCCATCATTAATCCGTCAACCGGAAAAGTGATGGCAATGGTAGAAGGGCAAGAAGCTATTTTAAGCAAAAAGACAGTAGAGAAAAATCCCGGAATAGTGAGTGCTTTAGTAGAAGCCGGACAAAAGCACGATGGTGATTTAAAAAGCATATACAACACCCGTGGCGCAAATTTCAGCCCTAAATTTTTAAGTAAAGCAATGGATACCACCGCGTATGCCCGGAGCGGCTTTTACTCCAAAGGCACAACGACAACGACGGCTAAAACTGCATCAGCTACCCTTTCTAACTCTACGCTTGAAAAGAAAATGGACAAGCTTATTGAAGTCACGTCTAAAAAGAATGAAAACTTGCATGCCACAGTGAGCATTCAAGAATTGAAAGAACGCCAAGATTTATATTCAAAAATTCAAAGAATCAGCAAAATTTAATATTTTTGAAAAAATATAAATATGAAAAATATACTGATTTTATTCTTTCTTTCCTTTGTTCAATTGGGTTTCGCTCAATTTCCGTTGCAATTTGCCGATACTGTTTATTTCACAAGCGGAGCAAAAATTGCATGCCAATATAAAACGCACACATCCAAGCTTATTGCTTATAAACTTTCCGGAGAAAAAGGCATTCAGGAAAGCGCCATTAGTGATGTGAGCCGCGTAAGCTTCTATTATAATAAGGAAGCCCAAAATAGCATTAATCGAATTATAGGAAATTCGCTCTTTGAGAATGATAATTTGTGGAAAGCCGGGCAAGACCTGAAGCGAGGGTCGGCGATGTGGTATTCGGGAATGCTTGTGAGCCTTGTAGGCGGTGGACTTAGTATTGCAGGTGCTGCAACGCGAAATAATGCACTGAGCTTTTGCGGTGCCGCTGTGGGTGGCGTGGGATTTACAGTCGGCATGATAAGCTTTTCGCAAATCGGCAAAGCCGGCAAAAGAATCCAACATTCCAGATATTAAAGCCTGTTCATAAGCTGAACTTGTTCACTCATGCGTTTATCGGTAAGATGAACATATATTAATGTGGTTTCAATTTTACTGTGCCCCAGTAATTCTTTCAACACCTCAACTTTTCCGCCCTTCTCCAAAAATATAGTCGCAAATGTATGGCGCCCTACATGGCTGGTTATTTTTTTGCGAATGCCAAGTTCCTTCCCAATGCTTCTCAATATTTCGTTATAAACCTGGTCGCTCGGGATATTGAATACCTTGCTTTTGTCGTTTCCTAAATATTTGCGAGCAGTATCACTGAGCGGCAGTTTCATTATTTTGCCAATGTGCGATGTTTTCTGTGGCACGAAAATCAAGCAATTTTCCATAATGTTCTGCCATGTGATTTGTTTTAAATCACTTAAGCGCAAGCCTGTGTAACAAGAAAAAAGAAATGCCCTCAAACATTCATAGTAGGTACCCCAAAAAACATTGTACTTATATGCATTCTCCAACTTAAGCAATTCTTCATCATTCAGGAAAATTCTTTGTGTATCGGCCTTTTTTGTTTTGAAGTTTTTGTAGGCATCCTTGATGTACATGTTTTTTCTTCGTGCAAGGTTGATGAGCATTTTTATGTCTTTATGATGCCGCTGAATTGTATTGATGTGGAGCTTGTATTTCGTCCGGAGATACTTGTCGTATTGAGCCACCAACTCCTCATTAATATCTCTGAAGAATAAATCCGGGTGAACTTCTTTAAGCCTATTCAATGCCAACAAGATGTGGTCAATTGTTGACCTTGTTTTGATCCCTTTCATTTGCTGAATTTGCTCATTTGCCCAATTATAGAAAGATGCTCTGTCTTTTGGATTTTTATACCGGATTTTAAAATCCTGAATTGTAATGTTTTCTTCCATCATTATAGCATCCCATATAATGGAATGACAAATGCTTTTCACCTGCTGGATTTTAAGATTGTAAGTTTCCACCATGCCTTTGTTGATGTTACCGGTTTTATTATAAATAACCTTTTCCGCGGCATTATCCCAATTGACGGCCATAATATCAAAACCTAAGGAAATATCCCATTTTTGGCGATTAATGATAGCGCGAAGTATAACCGCGTGCTCGCCTGCTTTTGTAATCTGGTCTTTTCTAATTAATACACGATAGCTATAGTTCATTAGTGAAACATTTTTTAGTGCAGTGAAACAAAAGTGAAACACAGCGCATTTCTGCGCTGTGCAATAAAAAACACAAATGATTGATTTTGAGGAATAACAAAATAGACAGTCAATAAAATTGAATGTCTATTTTTACGATTTGCGGTCTGGACGAAAGTCAAAAGATTTTTTAATGGCCTGATAATCATGTATGCATATGATTATAGTGAAATCTTAGTGAAACTATCCGTTAGCTCTGTGTAATTCTACAAGCTTTGAACGGTCGATTGGAAGCGACATCAAATACATTGACAGCTCCGATATTTTTTCCATCGCTGAAATGTATTTTTTTTGCAACTCTTCTTTTTCTTTCATGCATCTATTGAGCGGAGTTTCATATACAAGGTCCCTATCGGTTACTTGATCAATTTTTTCTTTGTTTAATTCAAATCCGTAATCAAGCAATTCCTTCGCTGTTGTATCAAATACTTTAGCTGCTTGCTCAAACCTTGCCATGTTAATGGTTCGTGTTTTAAGCATTCGTTGAATGCCTTGTGTGGTCATATGCATTCTCCTGGCAAACTCAGATTTTGACATGCCTATTTCTTTCAGTTTCGTCTCTAACAATTCTCCGTAATGCATCATTAAACTATTTAATTTCAAATTTCTTTAAAATTTATTTCACTATAACACAATGTTTTACAGATTTTTGTTACTATTATCATGATAAATTTGTTGCAAATAAAAATTAATTAGTATTATATTTGCAAAGTATTATCATAATATTAGTTTCAGATGGGTTTCAGGTCAAATAAAAAAAACAGTATTCTGCTTAGCAATCAAGAAAGAAATAAAGTTGCTGCTTACCTGCGCAGGTGGCTGACTTCTGAAGATGTTAGAGTTATTGCCGAGCAAACCAAAAAAAATTACGACTACCTAATGATTGTGAAAAGAAGTGGTAAAGGAAGCTGGGATATTATAAACAAAATGATTGAAGCCGCCGAAAGAAATGAGAAAAGTGTTTCGGCAGTGCTTCGAAAAATAAAAGCTAGTGGGTCGGCAGCCTAACAGCGATTACGTTCTTTTTTTTTCTGTCGAATTGATTTTGAGGAATTCGCTATTTACCATAACGACTTCCGGATGTGATAGTGTAACGGCAGCACAGATATAGATATTCATTATCGAGATTAGGGTTCGAGTCCCTTGCACATCGCTCATGCAACCAACCTGAACACACAGCCCGGTGCGAAACGGTTTAACCACCGTTTCGCACTTTTTTAAAAAGTAACTTTAATTGACTATATATGCTTAGTAGAGAAAAAAGTACAACTGAAAAATTGGTTGATTTTGCAGCCTGGGTTATCATCGCATCCGCTGCGCTGAGTGCTTTCTTTATTGTTTCCGGACTCATTATTTTCTTATTCATATGATATCTTATAAACCCTCTATGTTTGGACCGGAAGTCTTGTTGAGCTCCGGCAGTGTTCACAGCTTTTGTGTTCAACTCATAAAAATGCGCCAATATCTGGTGAGAAAGCACATCGGCAGATCTGATGTGAAAATGATAGAAAGCCTTGGTAAATTGATTAGGAATTTGGAAGTCAATCCCACCAGAAATTCAAAACAACAAGCGAAATTTTTTCTGCACAATGCTGCAATTATTGAATTGCTTTTGCCTGGCAAAGGTTGTAAAAGCTATGAGCACTGGAAAAACAGATACATGGAGTTGCAGGAAGAATCCCTTAAAATCGTAAATACTTTTTTTTATGAATAATAATTACAAAATCGACATTAAAGGCCTTGCACGCATATTAGGTGCCGGTGCATTCATAGCATTCATTCTCATCAAATTGCTGATCGGATGAAACCACCAAAAATTAGACAGTCATACAGCATGTATGGAAGGTATCGCCACGTGATGAAAAAAAGGGTATTCACCGACTCAAATTATGAATGGTGCGAAATTAAATTCGGCATAATTATAGTAAAAGGATTGATTGTCCATAACCCTAATCATTCATTTACTTTCTATCATGCTTATTGCATTGTAAATTTTAGCTACGAAGAATATTCAGACATTGAGATCTTTTTCCTGTTAAAGTCTGAACATGAAATCCTTTTTGATAAAATTTTAAAATTATACAACTTATGCTTGACCCCCAACAACATGCTGAAAGCTTGAATTGTACCCATGATTTAGCATATACAGCCCAAAAGGCAATGGATATGTTACAAGAAAAGCACACTCAGTTTTTACATAACAGAATAGTTGACAATCCCTTGGAGCTTATTCCTGTAATAGCCGCCACAGGCAATGCAATTAAATCGCTTGAAAAGGTGATAGAAGGTTGCAAAATGTTAAAAAGAAAAGATGAAAAATCCTTTATTAAAGCGTGATTAAAAAAGAAGACATATTAGCAGCCACCAATGGTGGTTTAGACATTATTCTCAGCTATTACCCCGAGGCTGAAAAATGCGTCCATCATCGCGGAAAGCATTTCAAACTTCGCAGCAGCGAAAAAACAGCGAGCTGCACATTGACAGAATTTCAAGGGGTATGGATTGTGAAGGATTTTGGCGATGGATTCAGCGCCAATGCCATCGATCTGGTAATGAAAGAAGAAATGCTCACTTTCGTTGAGGCCATTAATTTTTTGGCTGCCAGATATAACCTTGTGGCCGACGAAGATAAAGTAATCGTTAAAAAAGCGGAGTTTGAAAAACGCAAAGCTAAGGCCGACGAGCCCGAAGGAAGCTACACTACAAAGGTGAACCAAAATTTCACGCTATATGACCTGAAAATATGGTTTGCCGATCAAGTGATAGCGCATTACTGGAAAGACAACGAACCCATGAACGGCCTTGAAGTACTTGTCAACACCTTGAAAAAATACAATTGGTATAAGGTGGAAGAATACACCCAAATAAAAAATCTTGAAGCCTACACATGGAAATCGACTGAAAATTTTCCAATTTATCTTCGGAAGGAAGATGAATACGAAAAAATTTATAAACCACTGGAATTCGATAAGAAATACCGCTTCATGTCACTTGGCAAATATACAAGTACACATTTGGCAGGCTACTCTCAAGCATTGAAAGCTCAGATGGAGTTAAGTTCATCTATATTAAATGAAGCTGGAACTGCTGATGAATATGACGAACCAAAGAAAAGAAACAAAACCACAGAACGTGATGACAAGCTTCAATTCCTAATTTACGGTGCTGGAGAGCGCGACTGCATGAATGCTGCTGCTCTCGGTTATCATGTTGTTTGGCCCAATAGCGAAAGCGCACAATTTAGCAGTTCAGTACTGTATCGGTTGCGGCAGATAGCCAAAAATATTTGCCTAATTCCTAACCTCGATGAAACAGGAATTCGCACCATGCGAAATATCTGCATGAATCCGGATGATAACGGTTTCCTTGATATTAAAGTAGTAATGCTGCCTCAGGAATTGATGAGTTATAAGGACAATCGAAGCAGGCCTTGCAAAGACCTTCGCGACTATTTGCGGTATTGGAAACCCAAGCACTTTCATGCTTTAGTCGAAAATGCCAATCAATTCAGGTTTTGGGACATGATTCCGCAATATGATAAATCCGGAGAGCTCACCGGGTTTAAATATGAAATCAATAATGAAAACCTATACTTTTTTCTATCACAAAATGGCTTTCGAAAAATACCACACCCAAGCAGCGATGTAGATAAAATCCTGGTAAAAATCACCGACAATGCCGTGGAAGAAGTTAACGGCTCTATCATCCGTGAATATCTGAAGAATTTTTTACGTAAAAGGAATTTCCCGATTAAGCTCATTAATGTATTCCATCGCTCCCCACAGATCAGCAATAACTCCCTCGAGAATCTTGATGATATAGAACTGAATTTTCAAGCCTACAAATCCGACCGGCAATACTGGTTTTTCAAAAATGTAATTTGGGAAATTACAGCCTCAGGAATAAACACAATCAAGCCGGGATCTTTAAATGTGCATGTATGGAAAAATAAAGTCATTCCACATGCACCACACATGCCAAAGCAGCTGCCGATTAAGATTTTTAAGGATGATAATACAGGCTTATGGGATTGTGAAATCTTAGATACAAAGCCCTTATTTTTCAGATTTTTATGGAACACTTGCCGGGTTTTTTGGCGCGTGGAAGAAGAAGGCGTAATCGGAATCCGCGAAAAGGCCGATGGAACTACCGAACAATACAAACGTACTACACTCACCAAAGAAGAAGAATGGGTGCAAAAACAACACTTGCTTAATAAGATGTATGCAATCGGCTACCTGCTCCATCGCCATAAAAAAGAAAGCCAGGCTTATTGGGTTTATGCAATGGAAAACGAAGTGCAAAAAGACAACGAAAGCATGGGTGGAACAGGTAAAAGCTTATTTTTTCAAGCTTTCTCGCATTTCTGCAATATTGTATATATCAACGCCCGTGATAGCCAATTAACCAGCAACAAACACTGGGCTGAACGAATAACCAAATTCACAGACATCGTACTATTCAATGAGTGTAGCGAATATTTCAATTTGCATTACTTCTTCAGCAATGTGACAGAAAGCACTGAAATCAACCCCAAAAATAAAAGCAGCTTCTCACTATCATTCAAAGAAAGTCCCAAATGGGCAAGTGCAAGTAATTACCCGCCACGTAACCTCGATGGATCGCTAATTCGACGATTGCTTCAGATTATGTTCAGCGATTACTATCATTCGCCTGCCAATATTGGCGAAACAGGTCGAAAAGTGAGTGATGATATCGGCTGCATGATGTACACCGATTTTAAAACCGCCGACTGGAATGATTTCTTTGGCTTTATGGCCGAGTGCTTGCGCTTTTATCTGGCCACAGATATACACCCCTATAGTGCTCCAAGCAGTAACATTATTATCAAAAACTACAAATCAATCATGGGGCCACAGTTCGAAGAATGGGCCGATGTGATGTTCAGCACCCAAGGCAATATGCTCAATTGTTTTGTGCCTAAAAATATGCTATTCAAAGATTTTGTGGATAGCAGCGGAATGAAATCATGGAGTTCGCAAAAATTTGGCAAAGCACTGGATGCATGGTGCTCGCTTAACAAGTACACCATTAACCCGCCTGACACCATCACCGACCCGAAAACAAATCGTATAATCAAATCATTCCAAGGGCGAAGCATTGAAATGGTGTATATACAAACTACAAACGAAAAAGGAGAGCCATACCCGATTGATATAGCTATAAGAGTGCCGGGCTATAGCAACAAAGAATTGCAGCACAGCGGAGCAGCAACTGATAATGTAAAAGATGATTTACCATTTTAAATATTAAGTTATGATACCATACCACTTATATTCACAATACCAGACGCCCACAGGCGAATTGTATATACTGATAGAAATATGGCAGGGCGGTACCACGAAAGGAACCGTTAAGCTACTGAATCCAAAAACCCGCACAGCATACGAGCGAACCGGACAAGATTTTGAAGAAGCCCTTAAAAAAGGATTAATGAAAGAGGTTTTATAAAAATTACAATAATGAAAAGAAAATTATTAGGTTCTGCAACATTCGGAACCACTCAAGTCAAAACAGATGAGTATGTAATGCTGGCTAAAACTATTGTAGAAAACGGCAGCTCTCTTGAACAAGCCGATATTGAAATTAGAGCAATAGATGACATGCTCTCAATGCAGCAAATAAATCCTATTATTCAAGCTAATAGGTTTACTCCGACCGGAAGAATAAGAAAAAACAACAACCTTTCAGACATGATTTCGCTTAGAATAGACAAGCTTATGGATGAATTAAAAGAAGTCAATGCTCTCAAGAAATCACAAAATGTTTTATAAATTTTGAAATATGCAAACGAAAACAACAAATAATAACGGGAACAATGTGTTAGAGGATGTTTTTTCTCTATTTTATGGCAATGACGTAATGCGTCCAGTAATGCTAAAACCCTTTGTAGTGGGTAATAATACCTATGCTACCGATGCTTATACACTTGTAAGATGCAACAATGACAAAATAGATTTTGAATTTGAAAACAAAGAAACTCCTTTAAATGTAGAAGCTGTAATTCCTGAAATAAACACATCTGAAATAATAAATATTGATGGTGTTGATTGGATTGGCTTGATGAATAAAGATGAAACTATTGCCGATGGAAACGATGTAGTGTGCGGACATTGTAATGGCGAAGGCTCTTGTGATGATAGTTTTTTATACAAAAATAAATTTTACGATTTTGAATATGAATGCCCTGTTTGTGATGGGTCGGGTTACGAGGAAGAAGTAAAACAAATACCAACCGGCAACAAAACATTTGGGTCAAATGACATGATTAAATTTAAAGGAGCTTATTTCTATGCTAATAAATTTTATAAACTCAAAAAAGTAAAAGATTTGATTGGTGGTGATGTCGAACTAATCTCATATAATACCAATAACAAAGGTTTTTTATTTCGCATAGGAATTGTCGAAATATTAATTATGCCTTGTATGTTTAACTCCGAAAACTATGTTGTCGCAAATATCACCTAACTTGTAAATAGATGAACAATATTAATTTTAGTATAATATGCAAACGAAAACAACAAATAATAACGGCATGGCAGCTTTGCGTTCGTGCTGCACTTTTAAACCGAACGCTTAACTTAAACAACAAATTTTGATATGAAAACAAATGTAAATAATACCACCGAACCGCAGCATGACGCAAAACTGCCTGTTAGCTGCCGTTTTTATCGTGGGTACACAATTAAAAAACACGGTTACTATCCACCAGACAAATGCGTGTGGTGGGAAGCGGTTAACGATGAAACTGGTGAAGCAGATTTTCATGCCCACCGATTGAAAGATATTATATGGATGATAAACGAAGCGTTGGGTGTCTCAAATGGCTTACAACTTGCAAATAGACGAAGGTTTGCCACAACGTAACACATAACGCATTGAATATTTGAATAATACATTATACATAAAATTATGAATCTCACTAAAAATTTCACATTAGCAGAACTAACAGCCTCAAATAAAGCTGTTGAATTATCCTTAAATGAACAGTTCACACCCGAACGACGCATCGTCCAAAATCTTACAAAACTATGCACTCAAATCCTGCAACCTCTTCGTGATAAAATTGGGCCGGTGCGGATTACTTCCGGATATCGTTGCCCACGCCTGAACGATGCCGTTGGTGGTGTAAAAAATTCTGCCCACCTGCAAGGACTTGCGGCTGATATTGCATTCAATGATAAAGCTCACGCAACCTTAATTATCGAAACCCTGATCAGTGTCGGAGCTAAACGAATCGGCCTCAATGCCAGGTTCATTCATGTAGATATTGATTACACCAAGCCCCACCCTGCTGTATTTGATTACGGCAACGCAACGCCAAAATGGATGCAAGCCAATCGAGCATTATGGCTCAAAAAAATGTCAAACAATTAATACACGATAATATGAATCTCAACATCTATGTCGGCTTACGAGCCATTGCTTTCGTCCTCACTGAAGGAATTTCCGTTGTAAAAACCGGAATAAAAAGAGTAAATATCAGCTTCGATAATTACTATGAATTTATTGCCGGCTTGCCGGTGAGCAAAAGGATTAATAAAAGATTAAAGGCGGGCGCCAGGCGCAACCTTTGGCGATATAAAAGCCGAAAAGCCAATTTAAAAAGGCTGCTTCTAAAGCATTGCAATTGCAAGCCGGAGCCTCTAACCAGAATTGCCAACCTCCAGCTCCGCGTGAAAGGCTTAACCCAGCAATTGACACCACAAGAACTCACCAATGTGCTCTGCCAATTGCAAATAAAACGTGGCTATTACAGCCAACGTGGCGTGAGTGATAACGACAACAGCGATTACCTCAAAGAGATTGAACGCCATGAAGAAAACCTGAAAGCCTATCCATCAATAGCGGCTTATCTACTCACGATGGAAAGCAGTACGAATATCATTTTTACCAGGAAAAGCTATGAAAATGAATTTAATGCCATCATGGATAAGCAAGCCATAGACCCAACCCTGAGAAAGAAACTGTTTGACATCATTTATTACCAGCGACCTTTGAAAAAAGGAAATGTTTCAAAGTGTGATTATGAAAAAAACAGAGAGGTTGTTCACGCTTCCAACCCGGTTTATCAGGAATTTAGAATTTTGCGCGATGTGCTGAATATTCACATTTATGACATCGAAAAAAATGAGGTTGAAATCCCATTCGAAATTCGCCAAAAATGGTTTATCAAATGCAACGAAGGAGCCAACCTCACAAAAGCCGCTTGCTTAAAAGATTTAGGATTGAGCAAGCCGACCCAATATAGTTGGTTTAGTGGCAAAATGATTGCCGGAAACCCCGTGAGTAAAGCTTTCAATGACTTGAAAATTCAGAAAGATTACAACTTGTGGCAGGACATTTATTCGGCAACAACCAACGAGAAGCTTGCAAAATTATTGGCCCAAAAATACAAGTTCAGCGACCACATAATCAACGAATTGCTCGATCTTGATTTTAGCAAATTAGGTTGGGGCGATTTCAGCATGAAAGCTATCCGCAAGTTAATGCCATTGATGCGCCATGGCATGAAGCTAAAAGAAGCCATATTGGAAGTTTACGGCAAAGTTGATTTTGAGAACGTGGCTTTGCGCAACGTGGTATTAGAGCAACACTACCACAGCTACAAAGCCTTGGTAGAGCAAATAAAAAGCAAATATCCCATTACCAAAATTCAGTTTGAAATTGACCATCTTTTGAAACAGGGCAACAAAGGCCGCAAGGCAATAGCACAAGGGAAAAGAAAAGATGACAAGTTTGAAAAAGTAAATTCCCACTTATCAGCCTATAACCTAATGAAGCTGAAACTTTGGGAAGAAAGTGGCGGCATAAGCCCTTACGAACCCGATGTTATCATTGATAAAAAAGAACTGTTCACCGATAAATATAACCTTGATCATATAGTCCCCAAGAGCAAAATATACGAACGAGGCATCCCCAACCTGGTGCTTTGCCCAACGCAATTGAACGAGCAAAAAAACAGGCTTACCGGTATTGATTTTGCACGGCAGTTGGGCATTGAAGATGAATATAGAAAAGCGGTTGAAACCTTTCCGGAAGGCAAGCAGAAATACTTGCTTATGGAAGAAAATGATATTCCTGATAATTGGATAAGCAAACGCCAAAACAGCGACTACAATACTAAGTGCTTCGCCACGATAGGCAAAGCAACTAATATCCCCAACAAGCTCATCAATCGCTACACCAGAGAATGGCTGAAAGAAAGCTGGAATGAGCAAGATGCACGCCACTACTTAGCCAAGGCATGGACCATGGCCAATATGAGCCAGGAAACCGTTGACTACTTCGATAGCATAAAAGTACATAGTGAGCATAGCGACAGTGTTTCGGTTTATGACATCCAACCCGGGTTGCCGATGATTGACTTCAACGTTCCGGTTTTCATGCCACGCATCAAATTTTCAAGGCATACAAAATTCGGCTTCAATCCCCGGTTTGCATTGCACCAGGAAAGCGTATTCGGCAGGCGTATAACCAAAAAAAGAAATACCAAAGGCGAAATCATCGAAGAAGTATTTTTCAAAATAAGGCAGCCAATAAGCAAGCTGACAGAGCCTATGGTGTTGAAAATAATGGACAAAGCGATTCGTGAAAAAATTCAGGCAAGGATTAAAGAAAAAGGCAACCACGAAGACGGCATTTTATCGCTGATTGAAAACCCGGCAACCCACAATTGCAAGCCCATCAAAAGAGTATCGGTAAGCCAAAACGCAGAAAAAATATTTGCATTACATTCTACCGATGGCAACGGCATCACCGGAAGATTCAGGGATTATGAAACCAAAACCGATTATGTGTTCAGCGATAAAAACTTTTGCCTCAAAGTTTGGATTGACGAAAAAGGCAAGGTGAAAAAAGAAACCATTACGCTACTCGAATACATCAACAAACTCAACAATGGCGAGCGAATAGACAAGGGCTTTTACTTACAAGAAAATGATGTGGTAGAACTAAACGGTAAGTATTGGTATTTGATTGGGGTAGCTGATAACCCATCGTTGCGCCCCGTAACAACGCTATCGGCAACCGATACACATAAGGTAAAGGCGGATGAATGGATGAAGCTGCAAAAAGTTTTTGTAAATCAAATGGGTGAAATCATAAAAAAACAAAGCCTTGAAAATAGCAAGACAAATATCGCTACTGAAACAAACCCATAAGGCAAAGCTATTTATGAATGGCAGCAAGTTTTGGATTCCAAACGCTGCTATCATAGATATGAAACCTGCATCGGTAGGCTATGATGTGGTTGTGGATGATTGGTTTGAAACCAACCATTTATTCACTGATATTTCCCTTGCCGAAATATTGCAACAAAAGCCACCTGCATCAATAAAGTGGGTAACCGGCATAGAAGAAAAAGACTACCCTGCTGATTTGGTGCAGATACAAAAAGAAGCGGTGGAATTTGCAGTAAAATTGAAACGCAGCCTAATTTGGTTGTGGACAGGTTCCGGCAAAACAAAGATTGGAATTGAGGTTGCAAACACCCTTTTTAATCATGGAAAGATTAAACGCCTTTACTGGATCACCCCGCAATATGAA